CCCAGATACTGAATGTTGTATTGCAGGTATAGGATGTGTTACGAAGTGCATTGAAAACGGTGAGTATGTAGGTTGTCCGAACTGCGGAGGGGATTGCTGTACAGACCACGCTAATTGTGGTGGTGACCCATTCGAATGTACAACCGATTGTAGGGACCCACAAACGAGTTCTTGTTGTCCTCCAAGCAAACCTCACCTTATAAATGGTGTGTGTGTTGGTTCCTGTCCTTGCGAGTTATTTGACCTACCCGCCAATGCTTGTCCACCCGCACCAGAAGAAGGTCCTGGATGTAACCCATTACAAAATCAGCCAGGTTATCACTGTGGTTGCCCAGATGGTTTAACCTGTTGCGGTGCGCCAGGATACCAATGCTGTGACTTAGAAACTCATTATTGTAATGATAATGGTGTTTGTGAAGAACAGTGTAATATTTGTCAAGGTTGTGGTGACGCTTCTGCTTGTGAAGATGAGAATGATACTTCGTGCGAACGAACGTACAACGGACCCCCAGGCCCTTCCCAAATGGGATGCGGACAATGTTGTACACCAAATGGTGGGACTTGCTGCCCAGAAGCAAGTTACATACTAGGTCCTACTTCGCCTGGATGTGGTGGTGGCGCCGGCGGTTCTTGGGATGACTATGTAGAAGCCGAGGGATGTTGTCCCGATGGTACAAGTTGTTGCTATAATGAACAAGGCTGCTTGCCGTCGCAGATATCGGATGAATTCGTGTGTTGTGGCGCTCAGGACCAACCACTCGTTGGTGAAGATTTTGACGATTTTGGGTTCTATAATTGTTGCAGACCGCCATTCGACTGTAATAACCGATGCGGTAGTCCGTTTGACGAAAGACGGCAGGAATGTCCAGCGTGCGGTACAGATTCAGCATTAACTATGTGCTTTTGCTGTAATAGGACTTTGACGGACGAGTGTGGTGAACAGGTCGAAGTCGCTGATGTAAAAGTTAGATGTAGACCAGTCAAAACTAACGGGGTTCAGTTCTGTAACTCAGTCTGTGGCGGCGGAGGATTCGACCAGTTCCCTGGCAAGGGGAAGGT